TCCTCCTTTTTAACGTTAGTACTAAATTTTGTTCTTGTAAAACGACTGTTTACAACATACTCCACTTTCTTGTGGACTTCAATAGGCTCCCCTACAAACTCGACCTTCCCACTCTCGATTTTATAAGTTTGCTTATACATTGTGCGATCATTATCACCACTTTTTGTGTAGATCAAATAATCGTCATACATTTCTTCTAAGTAATAATAAATTGAACTGTTTGGAATTTCCAATGAACGTAGTTTATCATATACCATTTGCATACGTTCATTATACCCTTCTTCCGCATGATTACCTATTTCAGAAAGTTTATAACCTTCTTTAGTAACCCTCTGAAATACAGAAAGTAAATCTGCTCCTTTTAATTTAAAATCAATCTGTATCATATCTTTCTTTTTATTTGCCCCTAATCCACAACCATCAGCAATAGAACAAGCTCCAATCTGATCTGGAAGTATTGCCAAATGATCCGGTCTGTGGTTATGTGCAATTGCTACATAATCTTCATCTCCAAACTTACCCTCTTCCATTTCATTCTCAGTAAACATTCCAAGACTGATCTCAACTGCTTTCATATTGTTTACTGCTTCCAGAGTTTCTGCTGAAATGGAATTCAATCTGTCTTCATCTAACCAAACTTCAGCTTTTAACTTATCTCCATCTACATTTGTATTGTAAACCCTTCCTACAATTTCCTTATCAATAATATCAGGGTAGTTTGCTGATATCGGAACTCCATCCTTTTCCGGATGATAGATTACAACAGGAATACCATTCCACGATTCTGGAAACTTTCCTAGTTCACCAATTTCATGGAGTACAGCTCCTTGACTTCCATTATGAACACCTTCTACCATCATTGTAACAGGTACAACCAAATGAGCTTTGTCCTGATGTGTGGCAAAAGTAATTTCATATTCAAGTTCCTGAGAATTCATCAGATAAGAAGAATACTGTTCCATGTTAGTATTCATCACAACCCCATTCGCCTGTTTAATAGCTTTAGGAGCGCAAGTTTTATCATTACCACCTTTCTTTATACAAGCAGCAAGAACAGAATTTGCAATTCTAACCCATTGAGCAGATTGCTTTTTACTTAGTCCTTTTTTAAATTTTGGAACATCTTCAATTTTCCAAGGCATAATTATTTCCTCCTATTTTTAATATTTCCAATTCTTGTATTTCTCTGACTTACTTGTAAAGGGTAATCCAATACATCTGCAAAGCGGATGAAATGGTATCAACCCTTCTATTTCGTCTAATGTGAATATCTTTCCTTCCATTGGAGCACACTTTTCACAAACCCGATCATCACCTGCCGTTCTCCACTCTGCTTTTACATAAACTCCCTCAAGCCCCCAGTTCCGATATTCCTGCACCATAGCCACATGATGAGCTCTGATAATTTCTGTTCTTGCTAATATCTCTGCTCTACGTGCTGCAGGAATAAACCTACCCAATGTATCTGTTATTCCTAAATCTCCCATCTTTGTTCCATTGATAGTAGCAATTAACTTCCTAGCAAGTAAAGCTGGTCCATCCCCATCTGCCATACCTTGTGCCAGTATTCTACTTATCTGCATATCCATAGCAGCAGTAATACCCTTTAAATCGTTGTAAACCCTTGTAAACAACAAACCAAGACGATCTATATGAAAAGGAGTACTCATGCTCATCACAACACCTCCTGTATCTTCAATGGAAGGAATATCAAACCCTGCTTTCTTCAATTCATATCTGGCACGTATCACTCCTCTTTTATATGAATCATAAATATATAAATCTGTCCAAGCCTTTTCAACTGCTTCACCAATCTGTTTGAATTCTCCTATTGTTAATATTCCTTTATCAACCTGTTCCTGCATCCACTTCATAAAGGCTTCTACTTTCTGCTGACTTCGTGCAAAAGCGAAAGATTCAGGTGTTGCAGGATTCATTTGCAATGAATGGATGCCTTCTCTCCTCAACCCAAAGCAATCATTTGTATCCACTGATGTTTTAATAACTCTTGTCAATTCCACAAACCTCCTACGCATAGCTTTGGCAAACGCATTACGAAGTGCAGTTGTATGAGTTGGATCGTAGTTTTTACGAAACGTCTCTGTATATGTGGCAACTTCTTCCATTTACTTTTTATTCACTCCTGGTTTTGGTATTGGTTTCCCTGCTGGTATTGGTTTTACTGGTTCCGGTGGATCAGCTAACTTTATTATTGCATCCATCAATTCATCTTCAGATATACCAGCATCTCTCATCTTAGTAATCAGTGTAATTTGTTCTGTATCCAATCCTAAGAACAATTCAAAGAATGCAGAAGGTGGAACAATCTCCATAGCAATCGGGTTAGTAGAGTATTCTCTCAGTGCATTTGCTCTGCCTTTCCCAACCTCAATTCTTGCCTTCTCACTCAAAGCATACAGATCAGCCCACTTAACAGTATAATCATTCTTTGGTGCTGATAATATCTTTAATTCAATTAATCTGTCTGCAAACGGTCTTACAATGTTCGGCTCCGCATGATCTCCTCTACGAGCAACCACATACTCCTTCCATTCTGAAGTATCCTGAGTACTTGCTAATTCTCCTCTTTCACTACCTGTTAATATCCTTTGTGGAATACCTGTTACAGCAGAAAGACAAGCTATCTGAATATCAAAGTGACCTTTTGGATCAGCTATTTGCTGTTGTAATGCTTTTAAATCAATCCCTGTATTAACCAGTATCCTCCTTAAATTATGTTCATATTCGTCAATCTGATCCTGTAAAGCATCCTGCATTTGTTGAGTCATCTGATATTCAGGATCTACCTTGCCTTCAAATCCAGGACGAGCACCCCGCCAAAACATCTCAGCATCCCCCCCTACTAACTTTTCCAAATCCATCAACCTGTTAAAAACAGCTTCCAATCTTGGAGTTCCCAATACTTCGGATTCTAAGGGATCATCTGTAATATGAATAATGCGAGTATGATGTACTTTTATGGTAGTACTGTTTCCACTGGCCACATCGGCAACTTGCACAGAATAAAGAAGTGGTTTACCATACCTTTCATTCTTGGTATCAATAACATATGAATCTATCTTAGCACTATCCTGTCCAAAAGGCTTTACATACTTCAATTTACGAATTCCAGGTTTTACCGGTTCCTTAAAAGCATCAACATTTGGTACATCATCCAACCCTAAAAGCAATACTCCGTATTCACCAATGCCGGTTAAGCGATCTACTCTGGATAGTATTGTTTTTAATCCTAATTTTCTATTTAACGCTTTCCATTCCTGTTCAAATGTAGTATCTTCTTTTTCATCAGATTCAATAAGTTCCAAAACTCCTTGCCACGTAGCTCTTACAGGACGATCAATAATTGCTTTAGAAATATCATGTCTTGTGTATTTTGCAAGGAAATCAGCATAAGTTAAAGTCGTTTTATATCCTAAAGCCTGATACAAATCTCTATCAGTACCATATTGAAATCCAAGATTAGCGGCTAATTGTGCCCTACCAATAACTTCACTAGCCAATGCCTGAAACTCATTTACCGTGAATTTCTTCTCTCCATTACTTTTAGGTTTTGTCCTCTGCATTGTCATTACTTTTCCTTATTTATAATTATTGCACTTTAACCGAATCAGTAAACCCCATTTCATCACGGTACTTTACATAACCTCTGGTTTCTTTTGAAACACCATCCATCAGACGTATCTCGTTTGTTATCTTTTCTTCAACCTCATTCACTTTGCCCGTAAAACTATTAAACGTCTTATACAATCCAAACACAATACCTATAACAGCAATAGCAATTATTGTGATCATTATATTTGGATGCTTCTTAACAAAACGATATTCAGTAAGGTCTTTATTGATACACTCAATTTCATCCTCTATACCATTAACCCTCGAATTAGTTTTACTTGTTTCCTTTTTTATGGCATCAAGACTATCATGCACCTCACGGAAATAACCATGTTGTGCTTGCGTCAATCCCTTAAATTTCTCTTCAAGGTATAACCGATAATCTTCGTGATCAGGCATTACTCTTTACCGTTTTTAGCAAGTAAATCTGTCTTGTCGGCACTTCCTACAGATGAACCATAGAAGTAATTAACAACCGTTGTAAACCCTGATATTA